GCGGAGCGGGAACGCTTCTCAGTGTGGAACCTGGCCTTGATGACAGCGGCACCGCCACTGTTTCGGGTGATTTGGCCACCATCACTGGTACGGCTGCTCCTACGAGCATCATGACCCTCGGTGTTCTGCGCGAGGTCTATGATCGTCTGTATCAGGACAACGCTGGTGATGACGGTGATGCGGTCTCCGATGACGGCTCGCCCGTCTTCAACGTGTTCGCTGAACGCGCCACGATTGAAAACCTGATCAAGCTCAACAACGATGTCCGCGAGGACATCCGCTGGAGTGATCGCGTTAACGATCTTCTGGGTGCCAACGGCTCCTCGCTGTTGCCCAAGAAGAGCTACGGTGGTTATGTTTTCCATAGCCGTCCGTTCCCGAAACGTTTCAACGACAACGGCTCTGGTGGCTTTGTCGAAGTTGCCCCGTATGTCTCGGCTGGCGCTTCGATCAACGGCCAGAACAAGTATATCATCAACCCCGCCTACAAGGCTGCGAAGTATACCTCCACGGTTATCTTCCACCCGAAGGCGATGGAATGGCTTGTTCCTAACCCGAACCTCAAAGTCGGCAAGCTAACTTATGATGCTCAGAACTATCGCGGAGATTTCCGCTGGATCAACGAGTATGATAAGAACTGCAACCCTGACAAAAACAGTGGTTACTGGCGGGCGAAGATGGCTTGCGCGGTGAAGAAAGTGTACCCTCAGTGGGCCTACTACTTCATCCACCTGCGCTGCAACTTGGCCAATGACCTCGTCGCCTGCGCCTCTGGCAGCGGCTACGGTTACCTCGGCTAAGAGTTAGGTTCCCTTCATCAAGGCTTGCCTCGGAGTCAAATCTGAGGCAAGCTCTATGAGGAGAAAATAACTAATATTATGAAAATCGAAATCCCAGAAAACTTCACCCTTCCCGAAGACGTTGCCGATGGCGACACCTTTGAGGAGCTTGTTACCTTCCGTGTCGAAGGCGAGTATCTTGTCCCGACCATGATTGCTGGCGTTGAGCTTGCGGCTGAAGAGGCCGAAGACGAAGAGGCCCCCATGGAAGAGGAAGTGGTTGCCGAGATGGAAGAAGCACCCATGCGGGGCCTTGGAGCCCGTGTCATGGGGATGGCTTAACGCCGCAAGGGCCATAGACTATGGCTCTTCCCACGCTAGACGCTACGTTCGCCTCGTCAGCAGACTTGCCTAGACGGCAGATGCTGGCGCGGTGGCTTGTAGAGGAACTGGGTTCGGGCTCTATCGCGGACTACTACGATCTTCCAGAACGCTATCTCTGGGCCAAGATTGCCGTAGCTGCTGGTGCCACGAAGACCGAAGCAGACTACATCTCCCTGCCGAAGAACTACGCTTGGAGTGATATCTACAATGCTGTTGCGGGGTCGAGTGGCAACCACACCGACTGGAGCGAGAACGTGGCTCTAGGTCATATCTCAGCAGCTTATCGCGGGGACACTGGAAATCCCGCCAACCTCGCCACCTACATTGACTGGCCTTGGCGTTACAAGGTAGCGTCCATCATTACCCACCTAGCCACACCAATAACCTACAATGCCGTAATTGTTTCGGGGGCTGGAAGCGCGGCTGCAAATGCGACTTGGACTGAACGCGGAACATTCGGTGGAAAGCCCTATTATAATAAGCTAGGAGACCCCAACAGCACATCATCAAATGTAATTAGATGGTCAACTAATCAATGGGAAATTTACACGGGTTCGCCTCTTTATGTTTCAAATAGTGATACAAGTTTTCCTTGGCAAGCCACATTTATCGCGGCTGTCGGCAGTTCTCCTGCCCCAACTTTAACACCAACTAACGTGTAGCACTATGAGCATCGAACAAATAGAAAGACGCAGAGGGATGATAGAGCGCGGAGTTAAGCTTACCATGAGCGAGTTGATCGCTGGAATCGCCCTGATGGTTACGGCGTTTTCGGCCCTCAATGGCTGGATCATCCTCCCAGAACAGATGAGAACCATCCAAAACAATGATGCCAAGCAAGATGCAACGATTGATATGATTCAAAAGGACGCCCACGCCCGAAGCGAGACCTTGGCCCGTATTGATGAGCGAACAAAAAGAATCGAAGATTACTTGAAATCCAAGGGGTACTAGTCTAGCTTTATAACCATGAAATCATTCTTCGCCAAACTGGCTGGTGTTCCCGCCAAAATCTGGAACTTCTACGCACCTATTCTCAAGGAACTTCTCACTTCTTCTGCTTCGGCACTTCTTCCGATTGCCTTGGAGATTGTCGAGGATCTAGCATTCTCTGGCAAAACCAGTCCTCAAAAGCGCGAGGCCGCTGTCAAAAAGCTGACCACCGAAGCCAAGCGGATGGGCTATTCGGCATCTGAATCCCTGATTCGTTTTACAGTTGAATCTGCCGTCCAGCGGTATAAACTCTCCATCTAATGAAAGACAAGATCCTAGCATTCCTAGTCTCCAAGCTTGGTGGGGTCATCACCCCCCTCATCGCTATGGGGATTGCCGCTGTGGTGAGCAAACTTGCCATGGTTGATCCCAAGCTGGCCGAGTCGGTTGATCAGGTCTCCCTTACGGGGTTTATCGTGGCTCTGATTATCTCCATTGTTAACTACGTTACCAACGAAGTAAACGTGAGAGGGGTCAAGCAGATCCAAGCCTTGGTCAACACTGATGTGGATGGAGTGGCTGGGCCACTTACCTACACTGAGGTTCGTCGGGCTATTGCGGTCAAAAAGCGGGCCGCAAAATCCCGCAAGTCCTCTCCATGCAAGAAAAGACTGTAAGGTTATCCCATGAAGTACTCAAAGCAATCCTCGTCCGAACCCCGCCTCAAGAAGATCGCAGAAGTTTCCTTGTCCGTTTACTCGGCTCCCTCCGCTTCTCAGCCAAAGTCAAGCGGAGCAATGAAGGAAAGACTTCCGTCTCCCTCGGAGTCCGAGGTGGAGCGGATTTCTAGGAACTGGGATATTGGCAGGCGGATGTGTAGCTGGTAAGATAAATGGGTGAGCAGTAGTCCCCATGACGATCTGGCAATCAGCCCTGAGTCTCTTTGGCATAAAATCAAAAAGTGGCCCAGTGCCGTTCTTGCCGAAATCGCCATACGAATCCAAGAAGAACTCAAAACCAGAGTTTCCCACAGAAAAGAAAATGCCGAATAAAACCAAAGCTTTGGAAAACTTGGTCAAGATCGCCCTGAGCCAAGTGGGGGTCAAGGAGTCGGGAGGAAACAACAACGGCCCCGAAGTTAGGAAGTATCAGTCCGCCACGGAACTGAAGCCCGCTTCTTGGCCATGGTGTGCGGCGTTCACGGGCTGGATAATTCGCGAATGGCTTAAAGATAAAGAGAACGCTGACTGGCTTTCCCTCAAAACGCTCACACCCGAACAGTGGAGGCCGAAGACGGCATCAGCGTTTGGCTATATCTCATGGGCCAAAGACCGCCCCGCAACCATCAAGGTTCTCTCTCGCAAGGCCAAGCCCCAAGTCGGAGATCTGGTAGTATTTGACTTCTCCCATATTGGCATTGTGGTTAAGGTTGGTGAAAAGAATTTTCAATGTGTGGAGGGCAACACCAACGGGCGCGGCACCCGCGACTCCACCTATGGAGATGGGGTGTGGCTCAAAACTAGAACCCCATCACTAGTAAGGAATTACATCAGAATCAATCCGTCAACCAAGGCATGAAAGACAAGAAAAAGAAGGTCTACAAAAAACCGCAACCCAAAACCTGTCCCTATTGCGGATCAGAAAAGATTGAACAAACGGTAGTCCACCATGTCGGAGTAATCAAGACATGCAAAGATTGCCGAGAACAAATCGACTAAAATGGCCGTCCATGACAAGCGGTTGCAGGAAGTGCTGGACAAACTTTGTTCAGAACTTGTCGAGTATTTTGACTCTGGTTTTGTGGTGGCTACATTCCAAGATGGCACAGAAACCAAGAACGCTTTTCTCAAATTTGGCAATGACTATGCTATTGAGGGTATTGTATCCAACATCCATGACATCCTCTATGGGCAAGACGAGGACGAGGACGATGATGACGATCTGGATGACGGCGACCTGAAGAAGGTAATAAAAGACCTCTAAAACCTATGCCAAAATCAATACTGGAATTCGACCTCCCAGAAGAACAGGTCGAATGCGACATGGCCCATAAGGCAGGGGATATGTATTCCATCCTGTGCGAGATGGAAGCCCGCTTCCGATCCCACGTTAAACATGGGTCTGATCCCGAATGGCACACCGAAACCATAGAGTCTGTTCGCGAATTTCTTTTGAACGAAATGGCGGATATGTGTGTCAACTTTAACTAACCTCTTTATGAAAAAAATAGCAGTCCTTTCGGACTTCCATTGCGGCCACAAGGTCGGATTAACCCCAACAGGCTGGTTGCCAGAAAAAGACGAGAATGGAGAGACCCCTCTCTGGGCACAGATCAACAAGGCCCACTGGACTTGGTATGCCCGCGAGATTGCGCGTAATGGCCCCTACGACATCATTTTCGTCAATGGGGATCTGGTAGACGGCAAGGGCAAGAAAAGCGGCTCTACGGAGCTTTTAGCCCCAGACATGGAGGATCAGTCGGATATGGCCGTGAAGATCATCCGTCAAATCCCGAAAACAAAGAACTGCAAGATAGCAATTTCAAGAGGCACCCCCTATCATGTAAGTTCTTCAGACGGAGAGGATTGGGAGAACGTTATCGCAGAACGGGTGGGAGCCACCATCTCAGACCAACTCTGGATTGAAGTCGAAGGAATCGTCTTCGACCTCAAACACCACCCAGCAGGAGGAGGCGGGCTTCCCCATACCCGCCATACAGCAGTAGCTAAAGATCGCCTGTGGAACGTCCTGCTTGCCCAAGAGGGAGAACAGCACAAGGCAGATGTGGTGCTGCGCTCGCATTGCCACTACCACAACTTCTGCGGAGGCCATGACTGGATTGCCATGACCACTCCAGCACTTCAGGGGGCGGGCAGCAAGTTTGGAGCCAGACGCTGCTCTGGTAAGGTGGACTTCGGCTTTCTCACATTCACTGTAGACAAAGGAACATTTTCATGGAAACAGCACATAGCAAAACTAGTAGAACAAAAAAGCCCGCTTCTAAAATTGTAGTCCCGTCTTGGGATGAAGTTTGGGCTTCGTTTGAGGGAGACAACACCAAAACCACAGTCGAGGCAATGAACGCCGAAGGCTGGAAAACGGTGGATCAGGTGGCACGAAAAACTGAGCTATCAAGCCCCCGTGTTCACAACATGATCAGAGAGGGAAAGTTTGATTCTGTTAAAAGGAAGATACTTTATTCTGGAAAAACTAGAGAGATGGTGTTTGTCAGGCCCAAAGTTTAAACATCAAATCTTATTCTCTCTCCAGTTTCGGAATTGTAAATTGGGCCGAGGCCATCGTTTGGATCGTATGGCCAATATGCCGATGGATACATTTTAAAACTAAAAGATGTGGTTTTTCCGTATGATGATGAAGGGCCAGCAGGCCCCGAAGATGGCGGAGTATCAATTGATGTTCCGTAATCATTTGCTTTAAATTTTAAAACAATTGTATGATCTAAAAAGCTAATTTCCCCAAGAAAATCATAATCTTCTGAATTTGCAGAAACCAAGCCAACCGAAGTAAAAAAACCAGTTGCTATTCCGCCACCAACGGGCGCTGTTATAAGCGACAATCCACCAAAGCTAATTGGCATTGCATGTTGATTTATGTTTTTGTAATACAATGGAGTAATTGGAATACGAGCCCTAATAGAATTTTTCCAATTTGGATCAAAATTTGTATTTACAATACAGGGGGGAGTTTCTAAATCGTATTCACCCCTTTGATCATAGCACTGTATTTCTCTTTCATTTTCTGCAACGCTTATAATAGCTTGTGGACTTTGTCCTCCAATTTGTCCAACGTGTGAATTTTCTTGAGAAATAAATATTGCTCCGTTTTGCGCCTTTCTTCTGACCCAAAATTCATCATCAAAACTTGAAGATGTAAAATAATTTTGATTTCCAAACTTTTGCCATTGATTTGTGTTTATGTTGTAAAACCACCAATTATAAATTGAGTAGGCTGAAAACTCCAACTTCCATCTTTGGACTCTCCAGCAAAGCTGAACAGCTTGTTTTTCACTTAAAACAGGAAATCCGACTGGATCTGTTGACATAACAAAGGGGCAACCAAATGGATTAAATTGACCCCTCGGAAAAAGACCAAGAGTATTTACTGATGCCATAAATTAAACGATTACAGATTCTTTCGTTCCAACAAGAAAATAATCATATTTAGGCTCGCCATTTGAGCACATTCCATATCTTCGTATATTGATGTTTCCAGCGTGATGTTGTGAAATTATTGAATGTACGTTATTTATTTTTGCGATTTTTCCAATAGAAACGTGGGCAATCGTTTCAGTGTCCTCTGGAATAGTTTGACCACTATCTATTGTTCTTTCAATTATTTCTCCAGATCCATTAAATTCAATTGCGGCATATACAAACCCATTGTTCGGAGGATCAAGCAAGAACTCTGGGTCTCCGCTTATTACCATGCTTTCTGGCGGCTCTCCATTGATTTCTCCATATTCTACGCCGACCCTTGATTGTGGCTGGTCATTGATAATAATAGTGGTCACATAAAGCCCGAAAGCAAAATCCTTTCCTCCGCCAGCAAACTCAATGAATGTTTTTGAAAGAAGATCTGCTGGTATTTCGTCTTCCTGTTCATCAGAAAGAACCTGACCAGCCAATGAGAACTTGACGGTTTTTCCGTTGTATGTTCCTTGAGTTAGATAGTTGAAGTTTTGAAATTTATCATCAGCCGTAGATGGGGGGATTGGGCTGGATGATGTTACTTCTTCAATACGTTGTGCCGCTTTTAATGAGGCTCTGTTTTCATTTGTGCGATCTCGCCCAACCCCGCCCGCAGAAATTAAAGAACGAAGTATCTGTTCAACAATTTGCCTGATTTTTGATTCGTCCATTGTGGTTATACCATTTCCGAAGTAACGTCTACAACGGTAGCCTCAACCCTGACAAGCCCGAATCTAAATGGGCTGGTTGAAAGCCTGTAGATAAACTTGCCAGTTGGGAAAGATGGCGGTTCTGTGGCGGCAATAGACCCATCAATAATCGAGGTTTCTCCAAGCATTTCGTAGCTATACTGAATAATGGTTCCAAATGGGGGTTTGTTATACTGCCCCGATATCGTAAATGCTGGATTTCCATTTACATTAAGATTGATTGGAAGGGCGGTGTGAAGTGTTGGCGGAATAGCAAATGTTGTGAGATCTCTCGTCCTATTCCTTTCAAATGCATTGACAAAGTTGTCTGGAAGCGATGCGGAAAATCTTGCGCTGATTGAATCAGATTTTGTCGTTACCAAAATCTTTTCGTTTTGCGGTCGGATGATCGGCCAACTTTCGGCGTTAAGCTTGGCCCGTATTGCATCTATTGTGCAAAGCTCCTTACGCATAAAGAACAAATGACTGATGGCATCCACCTGACCATTAAACCCATCTTCGGTTTCAAAGAAAAGTTGAGCCGTTGTGTTTACCGCTCCAGAAACATTGAAGGCATAGGTTGACCCCTCTTGTGTGGAGTTTCCTCCGTCATTTGTATAATACACATAAAGAACCGCACCAAGTAATCTGTCTGGAAGGCCGATCTGTTCGATGACAGGTGTGGCGTATTCAATGGCAAGCAGCCTGTCTCTTGCTTCTTCATAGTCAAATTTAGTAATTTCACTATGAAGTGTATCACGCGGATTGATTGAGGCGGATTCTTCTGGGAATTCCGTGCCAGCCTCGACAAATTGTCTGGTAAACGGAATGGCTACATCTAGAGTCTCGTCATAGTTTTGACCCTTTAATTCTGGAAGCGGGGTTGTCAGTTTTACCTGCCTGACGTAAAATTGGTCATTGCCGAGATTTTCTTTTTCGGAGCTTACCGTTCCAGTGGTTGGATCAATTTCTGGATTGGTTCCATAAGATTCTGTTACTGTGGCGATCCCTCCACCAAGTTCCGATGTGTAAACCTCCCCAGATAGTGTGGCTTCTCCAACCAGATCCCTTGATGTTGTGGATATTCTTTTGACAAATTTTGTGACCTGTTGCTCGCTCTTAGAAAGATCTATCGAAGTGAGCGATGGAGTTGATGCTGTCCCCTCAATGGTGGACTGCGATGTTAGTGTCGGAAGGTTAACCCTGAACTTTTGCGGAACGGGATCGGGTCGCTCAACAGAAAGAACCTGACCGCTAAAAACCTCTGGAGTGTCAATGATTCGCTCAACTAGTGATTCGGCGTCTTCGCGTGAAGCCTCTACCGAGCGAGTAGCTGTCGGACTGGGTGGGATGTAGTTTAGTGCCCCCTTGCGCTGCGTGGTAACAGTGGTTAATTGGCCCTCATTGTTGGTGGCTTTACCGATTAACTGAGGGCCGCTTACCTTGTAGGTTTGGACAACCTTAAACGAAAGAAATTCATTGTAGGGCTCGTAGCTGGTCTGCGTAATGATTCCATTGACGTTTTCCAGACTAGCCTCCTCTTCTCCTGTTGGGACAAAGAGTTGGCGGCGTTCTTGGACGGGGCCGCGAGAGGGATCATAGAAATCCCGATCCCGAATGGGAAATAGAGAATTGCCATCCTCGTCGGTTTTGACCGACCAAGCCTCCTCCAGTTCGGTGTAGACAATAGCCGAGCCTTCGCGGGCTTCGTAAGTCGTTCTTGTTTCGGCAGTTAAACTTGCGACTTGTCCGTTATTTTTAACAGACCGCCTCCGCCCCTGAATCGGCCCCAAGTCATCATCATAGCGGGTAAACGGAACCCAAGGGGAGGGGAGGATCTCCCAGACATGGCGCACCCGCTGGTCCCCAGAGATGGGCTGGGCTCCCGTAAATACATGGTTGGGATAGCGTTTATCAGGGCAGGCCGAAAGATCCTTGGGAACCTGATAGCCAGCCACCCTTGGGTCAGCGGTGGCCGACAGGATCGGGAAGTCGCGGTCATTGGCCGAATAACCAAAAACGTAGATTTTATTTAGGGGCGGATATTCCGTGGCCATTGGTTGGAGAAACCTACTCTAAAAGCCCGATCCTAGCAAGGTCATTTTCCCCTTGCAAGATTGAACGAATGGCGGTAGATATGGGTCTGAGGGCATGTTGTCCCTCGTTTTCATGTGTGATAGTTCGCGGGGGGTAGGTTAGTGGTTTTTCCTGCCCCCCGCCCTTTTCTCAAAAAATAGTTTGAACGTTTGACAAGACCGAGTGTCGGAGATAGAGAATACCAAAACCATATGTCATTCCAAAAACCCAATCAAAAGAACTACGATAAAACACCCAGCCTCCACCACGGCGACCTAGTCAAGAACGGGCCGAAGCTGGTTACGATTAAGTCCGTCCCCAAGGTCATCGTCCGCAAGGCCGATCAGAAAAAGTTCCATCTGGTAACAGTGGAGGTCGGGGGAGTAGACCATACCTACTTCATCCCGAACAAGGATATCGAAGATGGATTCAAGGAGTATGTGGGTAAAACCGTAGTCCTCATTGCTTCGGGCAACGACAAGCAGGGAACCGCCACGATGGAGATCCAAGCCGCCATGGTTAAGGGTTCCGCGTTGGTGCAAGACAAGGAAGCCCCTCGCGAGCCCCAGAAGCCCGCAGGAGAGGCTGTCAAGAATCCCGAACCCAAAGACCGCGAAGTCAAAGTCTTCCTCTGTCAGGCGGCAAACCTGATGAGACTATGCGTCAAGAAGGCCAACGACATTGCCGTCGAGCTAGACCTACCGAACGAGCATCGTCAGGGCATAGCTACGAGCTTGTTCATCCAAGCAGACCGCTCTGGCCACACCTTCAAGATGCCCATCCAGCCCTACACCCCCGAAGAGTTGGGCTATGGAGCGAGCAAGGCCGAGTCCCTCAAAACCCCGCAACCAGAGGAGGCCAATGACTAGTTATGGAAAGGGCATTGAAATTCTGCCGCATGATCCGCTCACATTTCTTGTCCAGTCACGCACCAACCGAGAAGACTTCTACCTCGTTGATGTCAGCGAAGAAAGACCTACCTGCACTTGTCCAAGCTTTCAATTCCGCAAGGAGTGCTTCCACATCAAATACATCTGTAAACTCTTGGGCGTCAAAACGCCGCAAGCAACCAACCATAACCAACTAGAAAAAGCAGCATAATGAAAAACGGTAAAAAGAAAGTCGCAAAAGTCATGCGCGAGTATGGCAAGGGCAAACTCAAAAGTAGCTCTGGCCAGAAGGTCAAGAATCCCAAACAGGCCATTGCAATCGCGTTGAGCGAAGCTGGCATGAGCAAAAAGAAGAAGGGCAAGTAATTCCATAAATACACTGGGACAAGTATGAACGTCACAAACAAATTCAATTTGCCCCAGCCTTTTGTGGACTTGGTTAGCGAGGACACCTACAGCAAGGGCGAGTCCGACATCACTACCACGGGGTTAGCCCAACCCCCCAAGATTGCCGAACTTTGGAGACGCCATGCGGATCAAATCACCATGGACTGTTCTGAGAAGGTGTGGACAATGTTGGGGACGGCCAACCATTATGTTTTGGAGCAAATAGCCAAGCGAAACCCCGAACGCTACGTTTGCGAGCAAAGGTTTTATATCGATGTTGACGGGGTCAAGCTGGGTGGACAGATCGACCTCTATGACCGCGAGACCGAAACCCTGTGGGACTACAAGGTTAGTAGCGTCTACAAAGCCATGAGCGATGATCGGTTGGATTGGACAAAGCAGGCCAACGTCAACAAGCTCCTTTGCGAACACAACGGCATTCACCCCAAGAAGCTGGCTATCCTTCTTGTAATGAAGGATTTTAAGTTGCGCGATTCAATGATAAAGCGGGATTATCCGAAGTGTGCAATAGCTGAAATACCACTTCCAATATGGAAAGAAGAGGAAACGCTCGCTTATATTAAATCTCGTATTGCATTACACGAAGCTGCAAAGCATATTAAGAACGATGATGAAATCCCGATCTGCACACCAGAGGAACGCTGGGAAAAGCCAACCCTCTGGGCGGTTTTGCCGAAAAAAGGAGCAAAACGAGCGGTTCCAAATGGGACTTACGAATCAGAGTCTGAAGCTAAGTTACACGCAGAAAGAATTTCTGGTTTCGTTGAAAGGCGAGAAGGCGAGTGTCCGAGGTGCAAATACTATTGTCCAGTTAGTTCCTTTTGCAACTTCGGAAGAACAGTAAAGTGAAAATAAAGAAAAAATATCATCACGGTGATGTAAGAGAATCTGACGGAAAGATTTTTTGGGGATATCAAAGCACAACCAATAAAAACGGAAAACGCTATGTATACGCAGTATGGCTTGAAAAAGAAAAATTTGAAGCAAGGAGAATTTCTCAAAACAAAGCAACTCTTTTAAGAAGAAAAAATCCCGAAGTCAGAAAAAAAATAAATATTAGAATGAAAAATTTTTATCATTCTAATCCACAGTATTCCACATCCAAAAAACTTAGAGATAGAATTCGCGTGGCATTTAGGGCGTGTAGCGCGGTTAAGTGCGCCAAAACAGAAGAGCTTGTGGGATGTTCTTTTGCGGATTTATGCAAACACCTTGAGAGTCAGTTCCGAGAAGGCATGTCTTGGGATAAACCTAACAGCTTCCATATAGATCATATTCGTCCGCTTTCTTCATTTGATTTAACCGATCCAGAGCAACAAAAAGCCGCTTGCCACTGGACTAATTTACAGCCACTTTATCCCGAAGAAAACCTCCGCAAGGGTAAAAAAGTTCTAACAACCAAATAATACTATGAAGAAAAAGTTCAGCAAAACAGTAACCAACCCCGAAACGGGGCGAAAGAAAACCGTGAAGTATGGGGAGAAGGGCAGCAAGATCGGGCCGATTGGAAGCCCGCGAGCCGATGCCTACTGCGCCCGAAGCAATAAAATCAAGGGCAACTGGCGTAGTGACCCCAACTCACCCAACAAGCTATCCCGCAAGAAGTGGGGTTGCAGCGGAAGCAAATCAGTTAAGAAAGGAAAATAGTTATGAAGAAAAAGGGACTATACGATAATATCAACGCACGGAAGAAGGCTGGCACTAGCCGCCCGAAATCTAAATCCACCATTGACCCCAAGGTCTATAAGAAGATGAAATCTAAAAAGGGTGGGTTCAAGCCGTGAACAGCGACCATCCAGATGACCAGATCTTCAAGGTCAAGGACTTCATCAACGAACTGTCTAAAGTTCAAGATGCCTATTTTTCGGGCTTGGCCGAACACCTGAAGCTGGATAAACAGGTCGAAGACTTTCTCTTTGATTACGTCTACAATGAGACAGAGCCCATTACCTTCGGAGAGTATCTGGATAAGTTGGGGCGGGGCGAACTCTGGGAAGGTCTGTGAGGATTAACATCTTCACGATTGTCCTTGATGGGGCTCCGTGGATTGGGGCTCAGTTTGCCGAGCTTACTAGATTGCGCCATGACTGGCATTGGTCGATAGTCGAAGGGGCTTCCATGGCTGTTAAGGATACGGCGTGGATGGGGAATCAACAGGGCAGGGTGAGCCATGATGGGACTAATCAATTGCTTTCGGCGTTGGCCTCTCATCCCAGAATTACTGTAAATAGCAAACCAGAGTGGGGTGGAAAGACCGAGATGATCAACGCCGCTCTAACTGCCTTTAAGAGAGACGGCATCCTCCTCCAAATGGACAGCGATGAACTTTGGACGGCTGATCAGTTGCGGAGATTAAACTCCATATTTTCCGCAAATCCCGAATACAATACTCTCAAGGTCAAGATGGACTACATGCTTGGCCCCAATGTAATTTCAACCTCATCTAATGGCTATGGAAACAGAAGTAATGAGTGGGTGCGGGCTTGGCGCTATAGCGCGGGTCTCTGGATGGAATGCCACGAACCACCCGTATTCAACGGCAATAGAGGGAGAGTTTGCGAACGAGACGAAGCCGAGTCCATCCTTGGCCCCATCCTCCACATGGCATGGGTCACCCCACAGCAGGTGGCGTATAAGCAACGTATATACAGGGGTGGATACGAAAACGCCTGTGAGCAATGGGAAGCTCTGCAATCCAACACCAAGTGGCCAGTAAAAGATCTTAAATCATTTCTACCTTGGGTTGGCCACAATGCTTCGGCAGATCTTCTATTTAAAGATTAATCTCTACTATTGACCTTCTGGTGGGTTGATGGTAGTTTTTCGGGCAAAATGTCCTCATTGACTCTTGGCCTTTGTTGCGAACGTCTGCCCGCTTCTGTGGTGCCCCAGCCCGATCCACCCGATCTGGCGGGATTTGACGCGCAAGCCGAACTCCGAAATAATATTAATCGCGTTTTGGAGAGGCTGCACTCAGAGGGGAAATGGGTCGGCCTTGTGACCCAAGCCTATATCACAGCCTACGAGGACGCCAATGACAACAAATTCATCACCCTCCCCCGCCATCTGGAGACCTGTTTGCGGGGTGGGAAAGCAGGCTACAAGACCACCGCAGTCCAGAGTGAATGGTATCAATACCTCCCCCAAGGACGAGGAATCCGCAAACAAGACCAATCCTACTACGGCCCATTGCAGGATATCGGGGAAGGATTCGTTACATTCAGGGACATTGAGACCGCCTCAACCCTGACCCTGAGTAGCGGCGAAACAGAGTGTGCTGGAAGCTATATTTGGATTCGCGGAAAGGACAGCAATGGAGACAAGATCTTTTCTACAGTGGATGGTGAGCGAGTGGAGGGCATTCGTCTTGACCTTGGAGACGGAACCCAGACAACGTCCCAGTCATTCAAGGAAATCTATTCTGTCGAGAAAACCCCTACCACGGGCACCATCACCCTATCGGCAACCACGGGTTCAGTTACTCTGGCCAAATACGAGGCTGGGGAGCGGGCGATAAGCTATCGTCGTTACATCGTGGACAAGAACTGGGATGCCGTTCAGGGCATCTTCAAACGCCGCCACTGCTGGGCCATCTCCGACAACGATCCCCTCTATCCAGATTCTCTGGAGGCTATCAAGCTTGGCCTTATGGCCATCAACGCCGAAGAGAAGGCCGATGTCGAACGCGGCCAATACTACATGGATCGTGCGATTCTCCTTCTCAACGCAGAACTAAAAGAGTATAACGCAGGCCAAGAGGGAGTTATGCAAATTGCTCCTTGGCTTTCCCGCAGACTTGTTAACATGACCTAATGCCATGATGAATTACAGCCCATTTGGAAATAGTTTTTCCAGCAATCCCTATTTGCAGCAGACGCCGTCTTACATGACAACGACTGGAACTCCCTCTGGTTTTAGGACTACGATGCAATACGGAACAAGGGGGTTGCCACCCGCCGAAGCCGCAGAAGCACAAAAGCGTGAATTTGGACGGCTTAGCGGAATTCAAGAACTGCAAACTGGAGCATTGCAGCAACAGCAGGCTGGCCTTCAATTGCGTCAATCTCAAATGGAAATGGCTGATCTTGAAGAGCAACGCCGTATACGCTCTATTATAGACAGGGGAGCGCCGATGACATCTGGACGATATGATACAGCTTGGGATCGGGCGATTAATTCTCCCTATGGACGGCAATATCAATTGGAAAAAGAAAAAACCCAATATGAATTGAATATGATGAGACGCATGGGACAGGGCGGATTTGGCTCTTGGTCTGTTCCTTCGTTTCCCTCAATGGGATAAACTATGGCAAGATTCACTGGCTACGGACAAATTGGAATGCCAACCGCTTATCGTATGGGCGGTGGAACTATTGGCGGGCCCAATGTTTGGAATTTTTCAAGTGGTCGCCCACAACTAAGCCAAGCGGCAAGACAGGCTGGTGTTATCGGGCTTCCTGCTGGTGCGCTATCTCGCCAAGAAATCCGCAACAGAAAAGATGTTCAAATGGCCATGATGTCTGGGAGCCCGTATGTCGAGTTTCCAACTATGTTTAAACTTAACCAGCAAGGAAAATACATTAATCCTCTGACTGGAGAATCCATGGGAACCACCGCAATCAATTATTCTGCTGGTGGATGGAGTGGTGCTAAAGGCGAAGAAATGGCATCTGGTGGCGGGTATAGCCCCAATGTTCAGGCAATGCGAGCAGCGCAAGGACGCAACCCCTACGGCCCAGAATCTGGTGGATATAAAGAATCTGGTGGCCCGCAACCAGCACAGCCAACCGCCCAACCAGAGCCGCGCAAAGCGCCAGATGGCTATATGTACAACCAATTTGGATATCTTGAAAAGGATTACAGCAAAGAAGGTTTCAAAAAAAATGAATATGGATACTGGGTCGAAGATCCAGAGGCAAAAAAGAAAATTTCTAGAGAAGCTGTGAGATCTGTTCCTTTTGGAAAAAGAGTTGAAGAAGAAGAAGCAGCGGCTCAAAGAGAATCTATTTTTGGACCGTATGGCGCTCCAAGACTTACGGGTCAAGGTGTTAGCTCAATAAGATTTCCTTACGCTGGATATTAACCCATGAACAAGAGAGAAGAAGAAGCACTACAAAGAGTAGAACGTGATCCCCGCAGACAGTGGGGTTGGGAGCCATCTCCTCTGGCCAGTGTTGAAGAACAACGTGCGTATCAGGCATATGAAATGATGCCGAAGGTTGCGGCTGGAGAGCTTCCTGTTTCGGCGTTGCCCGAATCCTATGGAGGTCGCCCCACTGGCACATCCCGTAGAGCTATTCGCATGGCGGCTGAATATGATCTTGCCCAAGAAAAAGCGTTGGAACAAGAGCGCATTAGGCAGCAAATTGAAGCAACACAGCGACAAGAGCAAATGTTTCAACTGGACTATGCTTCAAAGCAATACGATCTTCGCACAAAACAAAATGAAGATCTTTTTAATTTAAGAAAGGACGCCGACCTTAAACAAGCAGAAGCCGAGTTTACGGAGTTCCGAAACAAGCTAAATCCCAATGACCCATCTTCTGTTGGAATGCTTTACTCCTATATTTCAAAAGACCCAAGACTGGCTAATAGTAAGGTTGCCTACGCTTCTGCTGACTTTTTTACAAAATCAGCAGAGAACAGCGAGGTTTCTCTTGCCAATCAAGATCGCGAAAAAAAGGCCTCAATTATTAACAAGGCTTACGCAGAAGGGTTGACAGAAAAAGAAATTGAGGGAACTAAATTTGCCGACCCGAAAACTGGAATTGCAGATTTCAACTATGCCGAAATCGAAAGGCTTACGGCACAGAAAACTGGAGGGCGCAAAACCAAAGAGCCCGAAGAAGAGGAATACAAACCTGTATCAGTAACCGAGGCGCGGGATCGCAGGGATGTGGTTCAAGCGGAATTTGACACTCTTTCGGCCTCAGTTGAAAAAGGGGAACTTGAAGATGATGATCCAGACTACGTCAAGACAAGGGCAAGACTCCGCAGGGCAGAGGCCGAATTAAAAGTTGCTGAGAGGGCAAAACCATCAGAAGCTCCAGCAGCCCCCGCGTCGAACCTTCCCAAGACGGGAGATACTAGAAACGGGTTCCGATATACTGGCCCAAGCAACGACAAAAAAGCGGCTTCCAATCCAAGCAATTGGGCTAGAGAATAATAGCTATGGCAAATCCATGGGAGGAATTCCAAGATGATGAAGCTGATAGCGCAACTGGAACACTGACTCCAGAAGCTATCGGGCCGTGGTCGGATTTTTCCGAGCCCGAAGAGGAGGATGAGATCAAGCCTTGGGAAGCATTTAAAGAACCCGATCCTATAGGAGACTATAATAGTGCTGCCGCCATAGCCGAGAAGCTCGCAAAGTCCCGCGAGACCAATTACGCCAAATACAATGAATTGGCCCAGATCCCAGAGCGCACCCCTGAGATTGTCCAACAGATGGTCAGTGCATTTAATGCTGGCAAGGAGGCGGAAGCTGGGCTCTACGGAGAACAAGAACGACTCAACACCCTGCGTCCCGAAGTAGACCGCATCCAATCCCAACGCGCCGAGGAACGCCGCAACCAGATCGAATCCAAACGCCTTGACCCCGCGTTTGGTGATTCTGTAGCAGACCAGCTTTACCAGTTTGATTCCCAAATGGCAGCAGAGATGGAACAAGCTCGCTCTATTGTCGATATCGAAGAACGCAATACCGCATTTGAATCCATTGCCAAGAAATACGCAGACCAAGAGAATGGACTAATCAAGTCTTCCGCCGAAGGTTATGCCAATCGGTTTGATTCCGCTAGAGAAACGGCATGGTTGCTTCGTCAGCTTGAGGTAAACAACAAGAGGGCTTGGGCGGATTATGGTGCCTCAGTTGCCGAGGGGTATGGCGACATCCCGTTCGACATGCCCGACCGTCCAGAGGGATTGAAGGTTGCAGAAGAGGCGTGGCAGGGTGTTAAAGAAACCCAGAATAAAAACAGGGCAGAGACAGAGGAGGCTATTAGCAAGTTGGTTTCGGCCTTCCCCGCAGATCAGCAAGAACAAATCCGCCGAGACGCCGAAGAATGGATCTCCGTTCAAAAAGGAGAAAAAGAAGTTGCCATTGTCCAAGGTCGCCCCGTGTTCTCTAAGGATGTGCAGGGAGACTATGACCGCGCCAAGGAACTTGTTGACGATCTATTTGCCGAGGGCGAGATCAACGAGATTCAACGCACAGCCTCTATTGAAGCTCTTGACGCCACAGCAGCGGCGGAGCGCGAAGATAAACTTAAATTTGTCCGTGAGCTTCCCGATTACGCGCAACGCGCCGAGGGTAAGACCGATGACGAGGTTTTAGAAGAGTACGAATCAAGCCGAACGGGATTTGTGTCTTCGGTCATGGATTATTTTTCTGGCGCGAGCGAGGGGTTTGGTGGGTATATCGACATGGCCGTGGATGGTCAGCGCCTTCGCGATACACTTGACTCTGGAGATGAGGAACAATCTAGGGAACTGGCTTTTGAGCTAATCCAGAAAACAATAGACAAACAGCAGCAGAACGCCGATCCATTCCGAGATCCGACAGCGGCACAGGCTGGTCAGGTTATAGGTCAAGTAGGAGCCCAGATCACATCTCAAAAGGCAGGAGAGGTTGCTATTCGTGGTCTTTCATTGGCTGTGTCGGCGTTGCTCAAAAGCCCGACTATTAATCAGCTTGGACAACAGGCCGCGCCTTGGATTGCTGGTGCGGCCAATGCCGTAGCTAATGCCAACATCTATGGATTGGATTGGTTTCAGACCACGGTTCAAGACTTCTTAGAAACTGCCAATGTTCAGAATATAAACGACCTGTCGGACGATCAGAAGAAACAACTTTATAAAGAGGCCACAGACGCATTCTATGCCTCACAGCTTCCTAGTGTTACCGAGCTAATTGAGCCGACCATGTTCCTGAAGCTGCCGAAGGCGGCAAGGAAGAGCATGATTGGAAGAACAATTGATGGTGCAATCAACGTCGGAGTAGAGATTGGCCAAGAAAAATTTACCGAGGAGTGGAAGGAAGCTTACATGCGTAATGCGGTGAGCGCCCACCAAGCCCAATCCACCATGGGAATGGATGACATGAAGGCCATGGCACTTGGACTTCTTCCGCTGGGTGGTGCCAAGTTTGCTGTGGACACAGTCAGGGCGCGGCGTGAGACAGTAACTGAGCGCAGATTGCAAGACCTTGAGAAAGCCGATGCGGCCAGAGCCGAGCAGCTTCGCGCCGAACAAGCAGCTATCGCGGCGGCGGAAGAAGCGGCCAACAACGCAGCCACGGTTACCCCTGAATCCGCCGATGCCATGAAGCAGGCGGTGGAAGCGGCAAAGACCGATGTCGAAACCAAGATCACTGAAGGACTTCGCGAGGGACTTGTCCGACTCCCAGAAGACTTTATTGCCCAAAGAAACCAAACGGTTAACCAAGCTTTGGAGCGCATTCGGGCCAATGACGATTCGCAGATCCTTCAGGACGTTACCAACGTTGCGGTGGATGAGGTAGTGCGTCCCGCCGAGGGGCTGAATCCTGTTACTGTTCGTGGCCTTAAAGATGATGTTACTTATCTGGAAAACCTCATCAATAAAAACGAATTCAAAGTTAGCGAGATCGACAAGACAAGGTTTAAAACCTTCATGGCTCCAGAGAACTATGAGAGGTTTGTTCAGGTTGTTGAGTCCAGTCCACAAGAAGCTATCTCGTCCTTGCGCGGACTGGTAGATGACTATGTTGGTCGAGGCGAGGTTCCCGTCGAAGGCGCTGGAGGCGGCGAAGAAGAGGAGGCCCGCGTTCTTCCAGCGGTTAGAACCATTGCTGATTCTATTCAGGATAAAGACACCTTCATCTATGAGGGTATGCGCGGTGCGCTGAATGAGGAAGACGGTGAGGTTGTGTTTCGGCCTTTTGGCACCCAAGAGAAATACACCGTTGCCGTTAATCCTAATCAAACTCTTGATCAGGTTGAAGGCATCCAATGGGCACGGAGGGGCCAACGCCGCATCCGCCCTGAAGAAGAGCGGGTTGAAACCACTACGATTGTCGAGCAGGCCCCAACAGTTACCACCGAAGAAGCCGACACCACAGAGGATAGCGTCCAGTTCCCGCAAGCCTTGGTTGAGATTGAGCGTTCACCGACCCTCAACTTCTTTGCCGATCTTTTTGACACTGGCGAATCCAAGGTTTCCCAAGAAGGCAAGCGGACTCGCAAGGTTTCCGAGACTCCAGAATTTTACCGCCAAGTCCAACCAGAACAAATCGAACAAGCCAACCGTTTGGTTGACAGTGCGCTTCGGATCATCGATGCTATGCCGATATCCGAAGACCAGAAGGCGGATTTGTCCGAGCCGTTCCTTCTTTTAGATCAGGATATTTCAACTTATGAAAGCAACCCCAACTACCAAAGATACAAGTCCTCAATCGTTAGGGAGGTTCGCCCTCCTGTCGAAGCTGGCGCGGTCCCCGAAACTGAGGCAGAAGTTGCAGCAGGCGTCACCGAGCTTGAACAAAGGGCAGCAGCAGAAGTCTCCCGCCTAGAGCAGGAAGCGCAAGCTAGGAGGGTGGCTGCTGGGCAGGCGGCATTTGTCGCAGTCAAGCCCACAGACCTAATTGGTCGTGTAGCCCGCAACGAGGCCACCCCACAAGAGTTTGAATCTCTTGTCGAGCAGGGACTGGCCGAAGAATACAAAGGACAGCAAGTCATCACCCAAGCGGGTGTTGATGCGTTGCCAGAGAATGAAAGGCCAAGGCTAACCCCCGAAGCCCGCCGTATCCAGATCGACACTGGAGCCAGCGAAGTAGTGGCAGAGGCTATTTCCAAGGGACTTCGTTTCGGGGTTGATCAGGTTCCACCGACATTCAAACTGCCTCAAGGTTGGACGCTGGATGGAGAGATCTACACTCCTCCTCCGCGAACAGCCACAGAAGAAGTGGCGCGTATTGCCGAGCAATATGGAGTGGATGAGGCAACGGCTACTTCAATATTTAATAATGAAGTATTTGAAGTTCCTCGCGAGATGTCGCGTAGTGAGAACCCGCCGCCGTTTGGCTGGACGTTTGAAACGCGAAAAGGAAAGCTCTACGCCATCCCACAAACAATGGTTAAAAAACGACTTGCGGCGCAGGGAGAACTTCGTAGACTTTCAATACTGGAGCAAGCCGCCCTGTCAGGAATGCTGACAGAACAGGGGCTACTTGTTGAAACAGATGCAAAAGAATACATCCAAAAAGCAAATAACCAAGGCTTCACAGCCGACGAGATCGCAGCCGCCACCACCGCCGCCGAAGCAAGGTGGAATGAGCGATTCGGAGATAACGGCAACGCTCGTCAGGTTGCAGGAGATGTATCGCCGCCAGTTGTCGATCACGCCGCAGAGGAAGCCCAAAGGGCAACAAGACCAAGGGTAACTGGAGGTAGTGCGCTTCCTTCTGCCGATATGTTCGGCATGACCGCTAGGGAGGCGTTGCAGTTTTTGGCAGACAAGAATCTTGGGGCTTCGGATCTTGAGGCCACTGGTCGCTCTCTCAATCTTTCCCAGATGATGCAACGCGCAGCATCTGTGTTGGCGAAGCTGCCGTTGCGGATGCTTGATGCCGACTTTATCAAGAGAGAGCGCGGAGGAGCTAGGGCCTACCGCGCCAACGAGGGATTCATTCGTGTTCCCGCAACAGTTGGCGGGCAACCCCATATCGTAATGCCCGAAACCTTGGTTCACGAAGTTGGCCACACCCTTACTTCGGATGCCATTAGGAAATATGTCGAGGATCGTGCGGTTCGCGGAGCCAAGGGTGCCGTCTACTTGCGGGCCATGGACAAGGCGCTGGCTGATCCCAATACGCCAGAGCAAATCAAACGACTCGTAAGCCTCTACAAACAAACCATCGATGAGATGGGATTGACTCAGGAATATTTCGGCGCAGGCGGGCTTGCCGATATGGACGCGACAAGATCTCAGAAAAGTGCATGGAGGAGAAAGAATCCTCTGATCAATAAGTTCACTGGCAAGAAGATTGGTTGGGACGAACTATACGGCCTATCCAATTTGGATGAGTTTGTCGCCATGACTTGGAGTTCTACCGCATTCCAAGACCTCTTGAAGAATATCAAGGTGCAGAACCAGCCTTCTATCTACGAGCGTTTTGTTCGCATCATTCGGGATTTGTTTGGATTTGATAGTGACACCATGGCAGCAGCGGTGGTGGATGCGTCTTATGCACTGGCAGAACTTGAAGCCCCCGCCACTGGCGGAACGGTAGAACAAAGAATCGCGGCAACTACAGCAGCAAGAGGCGCAGCCCCAGAAACTGGCGGCATAGCCCCGCTGGCTCCAGAGGCAGGGCCAGTAACCCCGCAACAAGATAGAGACTACCTAGATGCAGTAGAAAGAGGAGATTTGGATGCGGCGTCGAGGATGGTGGATAAGGCGGCGAAAGCGGCAGGGTATACTTTCGGCCCAGTGTGGCACGGAACCCGCAAGGAGTTCACCAGATTTTTTAATCAACCTACATATTTCTCTGAGTCTGAACAGTTTGCCAAATATACTGTTGCGGGCAAACAGGGGCGAGTGATTAAGGCATACCTTCGCGGCAATCTTTTTGACCCGCGAAATCCCGAACACAGAGCCCAAGTGGGAGAGATGGAAAGAATGTATGGAAAGTTGCCCGAAACCCCGACATATCAATACTTCAATGCCGCAGTCCAAAACTGGTTACAGGAAAACGGATGGGACGGGCACTACGAACAAGAGTCCACCACTAGCAGATATCGCTCTTTAGTTGTTTTTGATCCCATGGCTAACGCCAAATCAGCGGAACCAGTGACCCGCGATGACGCAGGCAACATCATCCCTCCCTCCCAACGCTTCCAGCCGACAGAGGCTGATATACGGTATGCTCCGTTGCCCGAACCCACAGCAATCATTGAGGAGTATGCCCCAAGAACCGATGAAGAACAAAAGGCTTTTAATAAGGCATCTACCAATAAGATTTTAAGAAGGAATCCGCAACTCGCCGTAGCGGCGGTAAGGATGAAAAACGGTGAGATCACCGCTGGAGACTATGCTGATTTGGTGGACGCCGTTGATCCGTTTGTCCCGAAGGGAGCAGACCCCATCCCAACTGATGAAAAGATCAAGCAATACATGGCAAAGACGGGTGGCGGAACAGCCAAGCTAGACAAGGTTGGATTGATTGATGAAAACGGAAATCCAAAACTTGACTCTGGATCTGAATATGAATTCAGAATAGACATCCCGACATACAATGAATCCACAAAAGCTGGAGACACTGTATATGCGATTACGGCCCACCTTCCTGTTGCCGATGACGCCAAGACTATTGGCAGTGTTGCGGCGTTTACTGGCATAGCCAAGGTTACCGATCCGAGGTTTATGACTCGTGAAATGCGCGAGGGCGGTGCGCTTACCATTGCGATGGGCGCTGGAAAGTTCAGGCTTGCTACTGTTAAAGGAAAATACGAGCCGATTACAGAACTTCCGATTGACATTAATGATCCCGATTCTTGGACTGAGGTTGGATATAATCCAGTTAGATCTAGTTTATTTGTGGATACAAGAACTGGACAGGCTGTGGTTGGCGGATCTGAAGCAATCATGGTTGGCTCCCGTGTTTTTGTTAAGGACGCACAGATGGAGGCGAGGCCAACTGGAGTTACTTTCGGTGCGGTTTATGCCCCTGAACCAGAGCCAGACGCCAACGAAGACGCCACACCCGAAGAGGTTACCCAGACCGTTACCAACCGCGCTGAAGCCAAGAAGGCCCAAGAGCTAGTGACGGGTCATTCTATTCTGGCTGACGAGATCCCAACTGAACTCAATGAAGAAGCCCAAGCCCGCTACGAAAACGGTATGGCATTGGGAGACTTCTTGGCCCCCGAATTCTTTAACCTTGGCGAAGCCTACAAGCCCTACATTTCGGCAATCTGGCTCAACCTCAATGGAGGATTGATGCCGACAGTCAAAGTCGAAGGCAAGGAAATCGCCAAGCCCGAAAAGGGAACTACCGAAGCCGAGGCGTTGCGCCTTCTCAAACGCGCCACAGACATCCTAGACGCTCGCAGCGAGACAACTGGAGGTAAGGATCTTACCTATTCCTTGCAAGATATCATGGCTACTTGGATGGAATCGGGGTTGGGTCAGGCCGCACTCAAAAACGCCATCGTCCAGTATACCAATCTGGATGTGGCCCAAGCCGACAAGACAGCCACCGACTTCGCCCGTGTCTACGAACTGGCACAGGATGTAACTAGTGCCAAGGAGCGGGCGCAAGTCAGGACGGAGCGGGCTTTGCCTGCTGTGACCAATCGCCAACAGCGCGAGAAGGAACGCATGATCAAGCTGGAAGAAGCCTCTGGGACTATCGATTCGATTGCCGAGGCTATCCGCGTAGCCTTTGATGTTAACATTGCCAAGCCCAAGACGGATAGAGCCACTGAGAAAAAGCAAATAGAAGAACAGCTTCGTCAGGCCAAACGCATCATCCGCGAGGTGGTTCCCCGCCAGTATCTTGGAGACCAACTTCTGACCCTTGAACGTGCCACTGGTTTGGAAGGACTCAAGAAGGTGGTGGAAGCCGCCCAGAATGGCCTCAACGAAGCCCGACTGGATGACGCTACATCCAGAGCCCGTAAAGCCTATGACCGCGCCCAGAAGGCAGTAAAAGCAAATGAGATTAGCCCTGAGGCTATGGCTGTGCTTCGGGATTTTGTCGAGACCTACAGCAAGAAAGGTATCGGCCCCGAAACCAGAGCCAAGATTGAAGAGGCAATGCAACGTTACGAGGCTGATCCTGTTGGAGCCTTGGAAGATCTAGCTGTTCAGAAATACCTTAAACAAAAGGGAGCCCTGCAAACCATCAAGATCGACAAGTCTCTTGGTCTGGATGCCCTCCGAGAGATTGCAGCAATGGTCAACTCCACCCTCCACGCCGATAAGGTGGCTAGAGGTGAGATGCTTTTCAACAAACAGCAAACCCGAATGGAATTGGTGGATGAGATTGCCACTGAGATTGATCAGGTAAAGTCTATCGCCAAAGCCCGCAAAGATGGAGGGATGGGGATTGGACTGTTCAACAAGATCGCCCTCTACAAGGGAGCTAGGGTTGAGAACATCCTTCGGGCTTTTGGACTCAACAAGCTTCGCGAGTTTGTCTATGACCGCCTAACCCTTGATGCCTACAATGATGAATTGCGGGTTCGCCGTGATCTGAAAAAGAAGATCGAAGCCCGCGTCAAAGATATCACGGGACTAGAAATTGGCACCCGTGACTATGACCTGTGGTCTAAGGAGATAATCGAATTGACTGGCGTCGATAGCTCTGGGGTTTCAAAACCAATTAAGATTCAGCGCAGGGAATTTCTAGACATGGTGGCCTCGCTCCGTGACGAGAGCAACTTCAGAAGGGCAGTCAACTCTGGTGGTTACGTCATTGATCGTCTGGACACTGCCGCCGTGGACACAGTCAAGATTACCCCCGACACCTACTTTGAGATCCTTAACAAGATGGGTGATCAGGACACTCAAATGGTGGACATGATGGTGGATCTCTACAACAACGATCTATTTTCTATTCTGGAAAACGCCTCACTCCAAGCTTACGGCCACGGGATCAAGGGCGTGACTGGCACCTACTATCCGCGAACCGCCGACAAGTGGACGCGCACCACCGAGACCAAGAAGGACATGGACTACATTGCCTACTACCAACGGCGAGTAGATGATGTTGGCTACCTAAAAGAGCGTGATGAACGATCCAAGTCCAAGCTCCGCGCCGTGGATTTCTTGCAGCGTCTTGATTACCATGTAACCAATGATGCGAGGATTGGGGCCTACCTTCCGATTGTCCGCGACATTGAGATGGTTTTGAATGATCCCAAGATTGCCCGCCCTCTGGCTCAAAAAATTGGCGAAGAGGGACTTGAACAAATCAAGGAGATGGTTCGCCAACAAACTACACCTCCTGCTGGATTACCGATGGGGCTTATGTCTACTCTGGTTGGCAATGCTGGTGTGGGCGTTCTTGGCTTCAAGCTTCATGCGGCCATGCAGAACCCCGTAGGTATTCCGATTGCACTGGCTTACTACGGAAAAGATGGATTCAAATATCTGGCCAAGGCGTTTCCATATGGCGTTCAAGCCATGAAGCCGCAGGATCGCCGCGACATGGTTGCCGTCCTTTCCAAGTATTCCCCCTACTACAACGAGCGTTATGGTGATGGGGGATTTATTCAAGAGTTTACAAGCGGGCTTTCCAATGCTCCTTCGGATACAAAATGGCGTAAGAATCTGGAAACAGCCGCCATGAGTTGGCTGGAGGGAACCGATAGGTGGGGTGCGCTGGTTCGCTACAAGATTGCCCAACAGGTGGTTCGGGATCGGACGGCGCTTCAAGATGGAACAGAGGACTTCAATCGCGCTGTTGCAACCGAATGGAACAAGATGATGTTCCGTTCAGAGAACACCGCCCATGGCGCGGATCGCACTGGAGCCTTCCAGTTTGCTGGACGCCATCCAGTGTTCAAGGTTTTCATCATGTTCCAAAGCGCGGTATCAAAACAATACTCCCTGTTTGTCGAGGCTATGCTGCAAGCTCAACAAGGGGGACGCCAGAATCTTCAGGATGCGGCAACCAAGCTTGCTTTCCTTTCAATTAGTTTGGCGGCAAGCAAGGCAATATCTCAAGCCTTCTATAGCGTTTTGTTCCCGCCAGAAGACGAAGAAGAGAAGGAAAAAACTTGGGCACAGCTACTTGGAAAGGTTGCTGGAACCCCGCTTTCCATTGTTCCCGTGGTTGGCCCGACACTTCAAAACTTTACGGAGTCGTTCTTCTCGCCAGATCAAATGCGGAAGCCGATGCAGATCGATCTTATTTCCAGTTTCATTTTTGGAATTGGAGATACCCTTGCTCTCACCCGAAAAGCGTTTGACCAGTTAACTGATGAGCAGATTGATGAAGCCACGGGCAACGCCAAGTTCTGGGAAACATCTTACCGCGCACTTAAAAAAGCATTAGCTGTTGGCGGTATTCCCACTGGGGTCCCTGCCGCTGGTGTTGTTCAGACTGGCGAACTTGGGCTAAAGCTTGTGGAAAACTTGAGAAATGTATTCAATGACGAGCCCAAGACCGAAGACTTCCAGAAGAAAGTTCAAGAGTACGAAAAGTCCCAGAAGTCTGAGCCCGTCCGACAAGAGATGGCTAAACTATTCTTCGCTGTCACCGAGAACGATCAGAAGGCGTTCAATCGGGCCTACAAGGACATTCTAAAGAAGCGGCCCGATATCAAGCGTAGCGACCTAATCAACTCTATCCGCCGCCGTCAGGACTTCCGAGTGGTGGGTATGGTTCGCTCTGGAAAACTCAAACAGAAAGATCTTGAGACCAGCGGAATTAGCCGAGACTATTATCTGGAACAGAAGGCCCTGCTTCGTTCTGTCGAGAAAGCCGCTGCGACCATGTGGCGGGATGCCAAGGACTCACAGTAGACCGCGAGACTTGGCCTCATCCAGTTCCTGCTGGTTCCACTGCTGGGCATACCATACTTCAGCGTCCCAAGGGAGTGGTCTCATGCGGTCAACCCCGAAACTTAGTCTTCCGTAGCGGTCTGGAGAGTTCTCCTCAAGCTTCACAAACTTATCCTCTGGCAGCATATCCTTGTCATGGGGGAGGAAGAGGTAGCCCCGAAGGAAATCCAGAATGAAACTATGGCGGATTAGAAAGGTGGACTGGGCGCAAGCCATCCAAGGAGCGGCGTCCATCTTGGCTCCGAAGACCATGCCCTTGTCACCAAGATCCTGATACATCCTATCTGGAACCCCGCCAAACCACAGACAATCGGCCTCCTTGTAGATGAAGTCCTTACCACAATTGTAGGCAATCATAGCCAAGGCACAGACAGAGGCCGACCATCCGCATAGCCCTTCTCTGTTTTCCCTGATCAGATCACCGACATGGCCGATGTTGTGGTGGCAAATGATTTGATTTGAGCAGGGAACTCCGCGTTCCGTTGAAAGAACAACGTAATCATGGGTGTATTTTTCTGTGTTGGTGCGCCAGATGTCGTAGAAAGAACGATCCCAGTCCGAGCGGTAGTGGTAGCCAGAGCCGATGATATAATTCATTTCTTTTTTAATACAACTGTGGGGAAATCCTCTTCAGTAATCAGATCGATCTCCCATCCTCCGAGTGCGAGGAATCTTTCGACTGCCCGCCGAACCCCGAATCCCAATGCATTGTCATCTGGAAGGTAGTCATGGGCGGCAAGCACTGGAGCAAACTGGCTATAGAAGCATAGGTCTTGGTAGCAGTCCTCTTCCGCGTGGTTGGCATCGATATAGATCCAGTCTGGTTTTCCGTCTAAAGCTAAAGCGACCTCATCCGCCCTTGAGAGAGAGCGGATGATCCCAACCCTTAGGTCACTAGCGAATCGCTCTGTGACCCTACGGAATCGGGCGTCCTGTCCACCCTGATTGACGTTGGCTGGATCGGCATACCCGCTTTCAAAGTGGAGCCAAGCATCCACAAGAACCAGCTTTCGTGGGTTATGATTCAAGATCAACTGAGAAAACTCTCCTTCAAGAACACCGATCTCCACCCCGAAAGAATCAGGAGCCACCTTGGCAACCCAGTCTTCTCTTGTCATAGCCAACTACCCTCCCATAGGTGGTAGGCTAGTGTGTTTTCTGTCGGTGGACTGGCTGGTTGATCATGGCCGTATGGGTAGAAGGTATCGGTGGGGAGGATGGTCACATCAGGAGTGAGATGGGGTTCCATTACATGGCACCCCCAAGCGGCGTCCTTCTTTTTGTAATCCCCATAGTTCTCCAGCATCCCATTGATCCAAGGGTGGGATGGTTCGGCCCCCATGGCGGCGTTGCACAGCACTCCGTCTGGCTGTCTTGCCACAAATGCCGACAACTTTTCCAGTTCATCAATGGGTTTCACGGCAACAAAATCCAAATCAAAATAAACACCTCCGTATTTCTGAAGGATCTTTAGCCGAACAACATTCGATGATCCAGCCTTGGTGTGGTGGGCATACTCAAAACAGTCGCACAAAAGAATGTTAATCGACTCTTCATCCCAAAGCTTAACCTTCCAATATGGGTTGGTTTCCGCCATGTTTTTGTGGAGAAGTGCAAGTCTTTCTGGCATAGACCCCCCAAGCCAAACTTGGTGGATGATCTTTGGGATCATTTCACTGCCTCCATGACAATGGTTTCGATGGCGTTGTTGTGTTCCCCGATAACCTTCCCGTGGCCCTCAAGTTCTCCAATGTTACATCCACAGATCTTCTCTTCCTCAAATCCCGCAGCAAACAAACACGCATCCAGAATGGAATGGTTCCAAGCCGAGAGATGCCCATGATCCAAGAGGATGGAGCGGACTGCCCCGCGCCTTGTTCCGTCCCCGAACCCCGACTGTCCGTGCCAGTTTAGATATTGAGCATCCGCCAGATCGTAGATCTTGTCCGCGCTTGGCACCGCTACCCGCAATGTTCCCCCATGCTTCAAGATCCGCAGGCATTCGGCAAAGAATCGTACAGCATCAGGGGTTGTGGTATGCTCGACACAATGTTCGATGAAGATAAAATCAATTGAGTTGTCTTCGTATTGGAGTGGCTTTGTGATATCCACATCCATATCGTGGTTCTCCCATCCCGCGAGAATGTTCCCGCCACAGCCGAGGTTCAGTTTTCTCATAGCATCATCTTGAATATTCTTTCATTCCATTTGGAAGCGGGGGCCTCCATATTCCCCGTCCAACTTGATTCGTGGGGAGGGTGGTGGAGTATCCCATCATTCGGAATCTCGCAAGGATAGAGATCCTTTCCGAGGTTGTCCATATCTGAAACCCATCCGAACTGCCGCCTGATCCAAGCAGCCACGGCCAGATCAAACCAAGGGGAGGCCACAGCACAGTCAGGGAAGTTGTAGAGTCGGTCTGCCAGCCAGTCCCAGCGGAAGGCGAATAGCTCCCTTCCGATATGGGCGGGATCACGCCGAACCCCGACAGCCCCGAACCTCCGAACATGGGCCACAACTAAATCCAGATTGAGAATTTCCACATCGTCATTAGTCCAGACAATGATATCCCGCCCAAAAGCAAACTTAATTGCCTTGCCCATCATCTCCTTGAGCATGGGCAGGGGTCTGGAATCCCCGATACACCGAGCATCCCGATACAGATTTTCGGTGGTGAGGAGGTGGTCGAAGGCCATTTCTTGGCTCTTAAATGCCTCTCTATGGCGTTTTTCCTGCCCGAATCGGTCAACAATCGCCCAAGTCTGGCCCGTTGGCAGCAGGGTTTTCTCAACCTCATCACAGACGGAGTCCACTTGGAAGTCCTTATATCGGAAGGTGGAGGTAGCGGTCACGGGAGGTGGACTGCCATACCATCCATTGTTAATCAGGGCTATGGTGGGACACTTGGCAGCATTGGCCAGCCAGAGGTGAGCAGTATCGATAGTGACCAAGCAGGAAGCCCGATCCAGAATGCCGAGCATATCCTGAAACTTATCCGCCACGATCTTGGCTAGGTCTACGATGGTGTAGTCTGGGAAGCGGGATTTGAGGGCGGCTACCAGACGTTCGCTATTCTCAAATGGCGAACTAACCCCAAGTCTTGCCACGGCAATAAAGTGTTGAGCAATATTCCCAGTTAGTTTTTCTTCCCGATCCAGATCCCGCCGATCAAAGACGTATGGATGGCGTCTCCATAGCTCACGAAACCTTCCCAATCGGTAGCTTTCCAAGGCGTAGTTGCGTTCCTGCTTGGTTTCTTTGGGGTGCATGAAGACCTGTGCCACCCGAAGGTCTGGCAATCCATGGCAAAGCCCGATGGCATGGGACAACTCAACAGGATCTCCGCTGTATTTCCTTACATCACAGTAACTTACAGCCTCAAAGATCTCGCTATATTTCCCTGAAGTGACCATGGTCGGACGCCGTCCCGCAAGATGTTCCGAGTAAAGGACGGGCAGAAGATTGATGTTATCTCCGATGCGTCCGAGGTTGAGGATGGTCATAGAAAAAAAAGAGGGAGGCGGCAAAATGCCACCCCCCTCTGATCTAATCCCTCTTGCTTAGAATTGCAAGGGGTTTGGAACGGATGCCATATCCTCCACCAGTGGGAGGACGTAGATCTTATCCTGCTCTGGTTTGCGCGGAGCTTCGATTGCCGAGATAATGGCAACAAAAGCCGAAAGCGCAACCATCATTGCTATGTATTTATTCCAGTTCATTTCTTTTTTATTATTTCGATTGCTTGATAGACAATGCCAGCCGCAAATAGGATGGCAACAATAGATAGAACGATCAGGTTAACGATCCTTCCGATGGCATCAATGGTTTCCATTACTTTTTTCTATAACGGGTTATTTGATCGACGTTGTAGAAGATGATGGTTCCAAACACTACTACGAAGAGCAGGATAAAGAACCCATCAATGATGAGGTTAATCATATCCTGACCGCCTCCTCATCAAGCAGCATCCCTTCGCCGTGGAAGTGGGCGAGAAGATCCCTCATTGTTTCATCTGGAATAACATCTTCGATATCGATACCGAGACGTTTCTCAAGAGCTTTGATCTCCTGAACAGTCATCGTCAGTTCGATGGTATTGCTGTCGTTCCAGACTGCCGCGCATCCCCCTCTTGATCTACGCAAGCGGTTATCGGCGGCGACTGTATAGTGGCGGATGGTTTTCATAGGACAATCAGATGGTCTTTGGCCCAATCTTTATTGAGTCCCCATTTTTCGATCATTGCTTGTTTGAGTTTGCGGCGTTGAGCCACGCTCAAACCAGTCCGTTTCTTTTTCTGTTTGGTTTTTATCTTACTCATGGTCTTGTGTGGTTTTGTGTTTGTTGGATAGCCAGCAATCAAGCTGACCGATAGCTACCAGACGGGGAATCCAAGGAAGGCTATCCCTCCATGACATTCCCCGCGATAGTAGCGAAGGTTGCGGTTTAGGTTTGCGGACAAGCAGCATGAGATCATGCCATCCATCGCAGATAAGTTTCACTTGTTCTTTAGACATAGGAATCCTCCTGACGTTGGCACTCTGACTTGATTGCCTTGAGATCCTCCGCGTAGGGGTAGCATCCGAGGTCAATGCAGGCTTGTTTGACTTGTGCAGTTCCGAATTCTTGGCACACATTGAACAGCGGGACAGACTTGAACGTCCTGCCATCCATTTGGACGCCTT